ATTTGCTGGAAAACATTTTGATGATATAATCATGGGTTCTGTAGCTTTGGATGAATTGGGAATTGGTGTGAGAAATCTTGTTCCTGTAGCCCAAGCACTGAAAGGTCTGGAGTTAGAATCTGCTCTGATCTTTGGAATGTTGGTGAGTATTCTAGTCGGTATTGCTACATTTGCTGGATACTTCTATGAGCAAATAATTTTTGGGTCTATCGCTCTAGATCAATTAGGAAAATCCATAACTACCTTTGTTCCCATCACCAAAGCACTCAAGGGAGTGGATGTAGAATCCGCTTTGATGTTTGGAATAATGACTTCAATTCTAATAGGTGTTGCACTATTCGCAGGATTCTTTTATGAGAGAATACTTCTTGGTTCTATGGCACTGGAAGAGTTAGGAAAATCTGTGTCCACATTTGCGCCCGTTGTAAAGGCTCTCAAAGGTATTGAAGCAAATTCAGCCATAGCATTTGGGATTCTAGTAGAGATTCTTGTTAGTACAGCTATATTCGCAGGATATTACTACAATGAAATTTTGAATGGATCTTGGGCTTTGTGGCACTTAGGAAAATCAATAGAAACATTTGTTCCATTCTTGAAATCTCTCAAGGGAATAGATATGGGTGCTGCTCTAGGATTTTCTTTGATAATGGGAATTCTGATTGGAGTTGCTTTCCTTGCTTGGTGGATGGGGGGAATAATTTCCGAAGGTTCTATGGTTATTGAAAAGTTGGGAGAAAGTCTTTCTAAATTTGCTCCTCTGTTTAATTCACTGAAAGGCATGAGTGTAGAAGATGCAGAAGCATTAAAACAAATCATGATTTCTCTAGTTGATGGTGCTCTATACGCAGCAAAACATGTTACCGATGTTTTGATAGGGGCAGGAGCTCTAATGGTATTAGCAGAAGCATTCAGAGAAGTCAATGCTGAGCTCAACTTCTTCACCAAGACTTTAGATAAACTTTCCAAACTTGCAGATCCACTAACAAAACTCTCAGATTCATTAATAAATCTTTCTGCCTCCATAGCTAGTTTTGGTGGTCAGATAAGTTCCATGACTGACGAGGAAATAGAAAAGATCGTGAAACTAAGTGGAAGTGTTTCAAGTGAGGGGGGAACAAATAGTGTTTCCAATACAACCTCCGCTGATGGGCGTGGAGGAATATTTGCGGAAATCAGAGATATTCTACTGGAAACTAAAGAAATTCATATGCAACAAGCAGGAAACAATATTGTTTCTATGAATCAAAGTAGTATTTCAAACAACACCAGTAAACAAGAAGCCCCCATAGTTAAGAATGTCAGAGCTAGGGACAGTTACTTCTCTCGTTTGTCCTTCAAACACCATTGTTAAAAAAACACTCTCCGAAGAGAGTGTTTTCCCGAGTTCTTGAGAAGTATCAAAAATCAATCATCATCAACAAGTTTCTCAAAGTAACTCATAGCATCGTCGTCTTCATCATTACCATTTGATGGTTCGAAGACTTCCTTCTTTGCCTTTGACGAAGAAGCTGCAACAGCAGCATAATCATCCTCTTCAGTGATGGAACTCTTTCCACCACTCAACGAACCACTGATAACCCGCTGAAACTTCTCAGAGAGTTCTTCGTGACTCTTGAACTGTGATGGTTCAATGAATTCCTTGAGTGAATACTGTGAATTCCAAAGCTTCTCCAAACTCTTGTCGTCACCGTCAAGAAGTTCTGAAGGACTGTCAAACTCCGACTTGTCGTAGTTCACATACCCCTGAACAGTGCGAATCTTGAGTTTGAAGTTTGCTCCACTCCAGTAATCAAAAGGATTCATTGGAGATTCGTCCTCAAATTGAGGCTTCATGACTTCACTGATCTTGTCAAAGATCTTCTTTCCATACTTGTAAAGGAAAACCTTTCCTTCATTCTGTGGATTTGTTGGATCGGATACAACATAGATGTTGGAAATATAACTCAACTTTCGCTTTCGCTGACGAGCAATTTCCTTGTCCGATTCAACTCCACTGTTCCACAACTCGTTGTTTCCTTCACAAACAGGACAGGGAAGACCCAAAGTTGTTGGACAATTCTCAATGAACCATCCACCCTTTCCCTGAAATCCGTGACTGAACATTCGTGCCCAAGGCACATCTTCGTTTTGTGGTGGTGGTAGAAAACGAATTACAGCATATCCGTTTCCACTCTTGTCTCGTTCTGCGGTCCAGAATCGGTCATCCTTGTAGGATTCCGATCCCTTGCTGATCTTGTCGATCTCTTTTGATAGAGTATCAATATTTGCCTGCGACTTTTTCTTCAACTGATTAAATGTACTCATTGTATCTCCTTGTGTGCGTTGTGTGCGATGTATACGAAGTATTATAGTATATCTCTGTTTGTAACATTGTCAACCACAATTTTTGACATTTTCTTTTTTCGTTCCCTACTCATACTTAGAAACTTTTCATATTTAGCATATCTGTTGCCAATCTCAGACCAAACTGGATCCATAGACAATACATCATTCCACCTCGGCATGAAACTGACCAACATGTTTAGAATACAAAAGGTTTCTGGTGACACCTCCTTTCTCATTAAAAATTTCAAAAGCCATGGATGATTTCCGTCTTTTTCACAGAGAAAAAGACTATCAAATTTCAAGTTGTTCTCCTCAAGAAAATCAAATAGAACATCACAATCTTGACGGAAAACATATTCAATGCTCTCGTTTCTCTTCTTCCAGTCAATATGGTTTTCCTCTGCTTCGGATGAGAAGAAATCCTTGACCCAAAAATTGTTGTCTTGAATGAGGTTTGCTATGAGTATTTCCACAAGTTCTTTTTGCTTGTGTTTCTTAGCAATCTTCTCAAAGAAGATTCTATCCGAGCGAGACATATAGGTGCTTTGCTTTATCTTCTTCTTTCCATATTTGAAGAAGTCGTAGCTCTTTGTGTTGAAGTGGCTCTTCAGTGATATGTATATGCAGTAAGCATCATATCCAGAGGATTTTTCATTTCTTTCCATCACCAACATTCATCTCACCTCATTTGAAAGGAAGTCGTTTTTGCTTTTTGTCTTTTGGTATGAGATTGAGGTCTTGTCCCTCCATCTTTAATTTTGCTTTCATGCTCTTCGGAATGAGTTTACCTACACTCGCTGGATCAACTCCGAATTTTTCGCAAACGTCTATGACAGCATCTATGTAAGTCACATCCTTTTTCTTGGCTATTTTTTCAACTTCTTCCGCAAATCTTTTCTGAAGTTCAAGAATTGATCCCATTCAACACTCCTCGCTTTTCAAGCTCTTCCTTCGTTTCTCTGAGTATTTCATGTGAAGAGAACAGATCTTCATCCTTTAAAATATCATTCCAATAATTTTGAATGGTTGTCTTTAGAGAGGGAACATAATCACGACAGTCCTTTACGAAAGCCTGTGTCGTTCCGTCATCGCAAGAAACCAAAACTACGATTTGATCTATCCTTTCACCTGTTCGTTCTTTCCACATTATACTGTAACAAGTTGCTTGTTCAAAGTAATTCTTTATCCATGAAGACTTCTTTGGTTTGGTTGAACCCTTGAAGTCAATGACAGAAAGAGTTCCATCATACTCTGCAATGCAATCAACCCTTCCTGCTAGACCCAGAATATCAGACCAAAGTGGAACTTCAAGAGCTCTAACATTGTCAATTTTGTCCAGCTCATCCTTTAGTTGAACAAAGTGTCTCTTCTCTGAAAGAGAAAGAGCATCAACAAATTCATTGTCGTTGTTCAAATAGTGTTCAATGGTGTCGTGGAGTGTATTTCCTCTTTGCTGACAGTATTGAAGTGTCTTCATGTTTTCTGGATTCTTTCTCCAGTTCTCAAAAAAAGCCTTCTTTGCGTGTCCTGTAACAGTAGTCACAGAGGGATACCATTTGTCCTTCTTTGTGGGGGATTCATAGAAACGACCATGAGAAGTTTCCATAACTTCCATGTCTCTGTGTTCTAGATTTACCTCTACATGATTGAAAGGCATTAATAGTCCCTTATTGTGTTTTTTGGGTGGTGTTGTTTGATTTTTGAAATAACTTCACGGAACCCACCATCGGGTCTTTTCAAACCCATCTTATGAGGTTCACTCATTATAGGAGCTCCAATGACTCTAGTCACAGATTTTTCTTTGCATTCTGGACAAGGGGTTTTACAAGGTTTGTCGCGGTTTTTGTAGAGAACAATCTCGTCCCAAGAATGTTCACATTTGGTGCATTTGTAATCGTATAAAGGCATAGTGTCCTCACGGATTATTTATAAGGTTTTTGGTGGAATTTTGTTCAAAAAATTTAGAAAACCAGGCAGGCGTTTTTGAGTTTTTCCACTTTGCAATACTATTTTTTTCGTAAATATAGTAATTGCGATATGCTAAAACCGCATTTCTGTTTTTATACTCATCAGGCATAGCTTGTGCAAACGTAGTAACAGTTGTTTCTTGTGGTATGTTGTTCGGTGGGTTTATTTCACACCATCGAATAACCTTTTCACAAGCATGAGTTTTTCCATATCTTCTTGTGTATTCCTTGCACAACTCCATTCCATGAATACAAAGCCAAAGATAATTTCCCAATGTCTTTCTTGCCCAAACAGTGCATGGATGATTCACCATAGTTGACTTGTAGAGAATATTTTCTCTTTCGTCTTCAAGAATATATGTCTTTCTATTTCTTGGTGTTCTAGACTCAACACCATCCAAGAATCTATGATTGGTGGACAAGAGCTGGGCGGTTTCCAAAGGCATTTTCACGATATGCTTGTCCAGTAAAGAACGAGCAGCGATTATTGGGTCTTTGTCCACTACGAAAATGTTCATTCTTGAACTCCAATGTATTCATGTGAATAGCATATTCTATGCGCTAATTCTATCTTGGCAACCCCCCAATGTTTGTTGTTTTTTCTAGGCTTGTAGTCCGGTCTGTTCTTTTGATTTTTACTGGTGGGTTTCCATTTGGAACTGTTGTTTCTATATTCCCCCAGTTTTATGTTTGCAGTCTTGGAGAAGAACCTCTTTCCTTCTCTTTTTAGAATCTCTCCTATTGCTTCGGACATTGTATTTCCCAGACCCAAACCTTGGTAATCACAGAGAACAACCAAACGATGCTCTCTCCATGCATTTTTCATCGTTCCGCTGGGTAGAGTCAAAACAGATTCAAATGCTACTGGATTGTTTTCCCAATACCCGACATAGCATTTTGCTGCAACATTCAATTTTTCACTAAGATAGTGATGTTTCTTAAAGAGTTCCCAAAAGAAACGCTTGTATTCTTTCGGGATTTCAAAAATATCAAGTTCTATCTTGGGTCTAGTATATTTCAACTTTCGCTACTCTCTTGAGGTTTGAGCGAACATCTTGATTATGAATCTCGTTTGAGTCGCAATCAAAAACCCAATCAGGTTCCAACCAATCCAAGATGTCTCTATGACATGAAGAGAGAACCACATTCTTGATGTTGGTTTTCCGAATATATTTGGAAAGACTGACAGACAAGGACTTTGCTGTTTCGCGATTTACCACACTGGTAAATTCGTCTATGATACAATTGTCTCCAATTACTCTTGCAACATACGCACGATACTTTTCCCCATTGGAGAGAACGTGATATGGTTTGCATAAAGTGGGGACAGAAGAAATCCCAGAAGCAAACAACTTCTCCAAAGCAATATCTGGTGTATCAAAATGTGAAACGATAGCCTTCTGTGGATTCCATTCAACAGAAGGCTCCGTGTATTCAAAATGATGTTTAAGTATCTGAGACTTACCGCTTCCACTCGAACCTACTATAGCTCCCAAATGAAAACCTTCCTTTGGTTTTAGAAAGGAAGGAAGTTCAAAAAAGGATTTCCCGTCAAAGTCGTAATCAAAAGCTATAGATACCTTTTCTGTAAACTTGTCGGGAACTACATGAGTTTCAAGTCTCATAACCATATCCAGGCATAGGAATTTCATAGAAAATCTCAAGACCCAAAGCCTTTGCCAATGCCCATTCTGCCTTTGCACCACGACTTTCAGACCAACCACTCAACATGTAGATTGCTCCGCATTCCTCACAAATACACTTCAAGTCTCGGAGAAGAATCTCTCTAAGATGGTCTTGATGTTGAGTGTTTCCATCAGGATTGAAGTCAAATGGACTTGCATCCAAACTGTTTGTGTGGTGTGAATCCAGTTCTGCCGGATTGATGACATTCCAACCACTCTTCTCAAGAAGTTTGGTCTTTTCGTGGAAAGCATCATAGTTCCAATTGTCGTAACCACGCATTGGACCAGCAACGTAAATGGTGTTATTTCTTGCGTTCATTTTTTCCTTTCTTCTTTGAGGGAGACTTCTTCTTTTTCTTCTTTGAGAAGATCATATCCCAACCCTTTGACCACTTGTCATAGTCAAGTTTGCGATATGTGTCTCCCTTCCCGGCGCCATGTTTTCCTTCCATCAGATATTGAATCCAATGTCCTTTGCCTTATACCAAGAAACTTCAGTGAACTGAGCATTGGTATCTTCCGTAGCATTCCAAGTCTCCATGACTTGAATCTGTGGTCCCCATGTGGTATCATTCATCGTATTGATGACTGTTGCCTGCTTGTTGTTCTTGGGGATGATAATGACCGAACCGAGACTCTGGATTTCTTCACACGATAGGTTTTCACAATTCATTTTGTTTTCTCCAAAATATTTTTTACTGAACACTTGAAACCCGATATGAATGAAGTATACTATGTTCATCGGACAAGTCAAGTGAACGACTAAAAAAACTCATAAAAAAATGTTCGTAGTTTCTTAACCTTCCTTATACATACTTCTTCGGAGGATATTTAGTTGCCTAGAAAGAAAAAAAACAAGAAAGATATTCAAAGTTATCATTGGGGTGAAGAGCCTCAATGGGATGGATTGTCTCCAACCGAAGCAGAGAAAAAGTATGCCTTTGCTTTGAATTGGTATAACTACATGGCATCGGATAACCAAAAGAAGAAGTGGGTTATTGAATATGCTAAAAGTAAGAAAATGAAAAAGGAAGTAGTCAAGCAATTGGAAGGAGTTGACGCCAAACGGTTTGACATCGGGTATGGCGAACTTTCTGGTGATGACTTGGGGTTGGACACGGGTGTATATGCTCGTCTCCTTACACTCAATGCTCCGGTCCCTAAAGAGAAGGAACTTAAACTTAAGAAGTGTTTAGTTCATCTCATCACAAAGAAAAGTAAGACCTCTTCCGATGAGAGAAAAATTCCAAACATTCAAGAAAACATTCGGAACAAGTCTTCTGAAATTCTGAGTGAAATCTATGAACATGAGGAAAAATTGTTCTCCTCCCAATTCAAAGAGGGAAGAGAAGAAACTTTACGAATTGTTCGTAGAGAAGAGACAAAGGCAGCACATTGCCGTTTCATTAGAGATGAGTTATCATCTACTCTCATTGAGATTGAAAACATTCCTCACGACAAGCAACTAAAAGAAGCATATTCCAACTATAAGAAAACATTTCTCAAGAAATATGTTTTGTGGTTGAAGGACATGATGAATGAATGTGACTTGAAAATGGCAAATGTCAGTCGTGTTCGCAAGCCTCGAAAAAAGAAGGTCAAGTCTGCTGATGAAGTTGCAAAGAAAGCACAGATTCAGGAATCGTTTTCTGAGTTAGGATTGAAGTCAATGCCTGCTTCTGCTATCGTTGGTTCTTCATCCGTTGTTCTCTACAACACAAACACAAGAGAAATTCAGGTATTGACTTCGTTCAATGGTCAAGAATTGACTATTCGGGGAACAACCATTATGAATTTTGACCCATCCAATTCCTTCAAGAAGCGAGTTAGAAAGCCTGAAGTCATTAAAACAACCTTCTCCAAGAAGGTAAATAAAACCACTTTCAAGAAATTTTTTGAAGAATTGTTAACCAAACCATCTACACCAAATGGTAGATTGAATAAATACACTATGATTCTATGTGTTTTTTGAATAAAAGGAATAGTAATGGCTACATTCATGCTGACTGAGATTCTTGAGAAAACAAATTCTCTCTTGGAGAAAAAAACAAAACAGGGTAGGTTGGAAGCAATAAGGTTTTTGCAGAACAACTCCAAACCCACTTTGAAGTTACTCTTCAAATATCTACTCGATAAGACAGTTGTCTTCTATAGAAAGGATTGTCCGTCATACACACCAGACGATTCTTTGAGAGAAGCTCCAATTTCAATTCTAGAACAAGAACTGAAGAGATTTTACATCTTTGAAGAGGGGTATAAGTGTGATACTGTAAGAAAGGACCAAATCTTGGTTCAAATACTTGAGATGTTGAATCAAGAAGAAGCAAATTTGGTTTGCAATCTACTACAAAGAAAGAACCCATATAGAAAAATTACAAAGAAATTTGTATTGGAGGTGTTCCCCGAAATGGGGTAATGGTCATGTCAAAAAGTAAAAACGATAAGAATAAAACCAACCGTGATTGTTATGAAGATAGTTACGGGGAAGCTGAAGACGGAAAGAAAAGAAGAAAATCTGGAACAGAAATATTAAATTCCTATTACACAGGCGAGTATGAAGAAGAGGACTTCTACTATGAAGAACGAGAAAAATTCAGAAGCAACGGAAGAAAAAGAAATCACTGAAAATTGGGACTTGGAAGCTGATGTCCATCAGGATCCACCCAAGTCAAAGTGAAAGATATTCAAAGGCGCAATATTTTGCCAGATAAAAGGAATCTATGACATCCGATACAGGATTGTCTGATTCCTTTAATTTTGGATTGATATGGTTCTTGATATCAATATTGGTTTCTCTGAGGAATGATTCATACATCATCTCCTTGGAAGCATTTCCCTTTCCAGAAGCAAATTTCTTGAGTGTTGTGGGAGGAACTGTATCGAAAGGTAGTTCGTTTACATATAGTTCATGTTTAAGTATTCCGCAATTTTCTGCGATATGAAATACTCTACCTTTTGACCCCATACTATAATCTTCAATTATCACTAAAGAACATCCTTGGACTTTATCTATTGCCCAAGAAGCAATGTTCTTATATCTTTGTATTGGATTCCGCCATTCCTTGAACACTTCAGAGTTTATTCTTCCTTGGTAGAATAAATTATCACCTAAAGTTTTTTTGTTGGTCAGAAAAAACCATTTGCAATCTCTGGCATTGAATTTTGATAGAGACCCATTGTAGACACAAATACAAGGACACGACATTGAATAATCAATACCAGCAATCTTTGTAACTATATCCTGTTCCATATAATTATTTAGGTATAAAAAAAGAAAAGAGAGGCATTTCTGCCTCTCTTAAACTACAATTTTGAAGAATTGTGTTATGAAGATTCATTCGCACTTTTCTTTACGAAGAGTCGCGATACGGTGTAACCCATTGCACCTAGTGCTGCGAGTGCCATACCGGCAATTTTCATTGCGATATGCTCATCAGGAAGAGCTCCTGAAGCAGCAAAAGCACCTAGAGCACAAGCTCCGACTGACAACCAAAATTCTGTTGTCTTGTAACCAGGTTTTACCGTTGGTGTAGTGGTTTCTTCTGCCATTACTTACTCCTTCTTTTATTTTTCTTAGAAGAAGCTTCTTCGTAACCTTCTTCTTCATTAAAAATTACTTTTGTAACCGAAATGTATTTCTTTGGAGCATCTCCGTAGATATACAAAAGGTTAGTTTTTTCACATCTGTAAACTTCGTTGCCTTCGCAGTCATAGCCAATTATGGCATCTTCTACTGGGCAAACCTGTCTACATCCAAACATTCCTTTAAACATAGTTCAAGCTCCTGTTATCATACTCTTGTTGGAACAGGGGTGTTTCCTACATTCTCGGGAAGGTCAAGTTCGTTACCACTAAGTTCAATGATCTTGCGGCAACTTTCAAGAACTGCGTTGAGTCTTTCGAGGTCAAAGCGATTGATTCCCGAAGCGAGGTCAGCTGACTGCGACTCGGAAAGGTCAACCCAAATAGCCTTGAAACGACGAAGAACGTCCTTGACATCTTGATTCTCAACTGCTTCAATTTGAGCATCAGTTGGGAATGCCTTGACCAAGCTGTAACCGACATTGTGAATCTTTGGAAGGTCCAAAGAACCATTCTCGGAAACCGATGCAGCAAAGGTTTCGAGACGATCAATGTAAGTTGCAGTTCTGTTGCGATCTTGCTCAAGGAAGAGCCCACCATTGAATGCAGACTGACTATGAATAAGCTCGAGTGCATACATAGTCACTCTGTCACACAACCCTGCTACATCCATATTCGACACTTGTGTTACTGATTCTGCCATTGCTTTCTCCTTTCGGTATTTCTACCTGTTCTCTAGTTATTTATGCTAGATTTAGTTTTCTAAAAAAGTTAATTTATGAAAAAGTGATTCTTGTCTTGTTAACGTATTTTCTATCATGTGGACAACATGAATTCTCCACATAGTAAAGTCCTGTTTTTGCATCGTAAAAGACATCTTCTTTTTCTGGACCGTATTCTCCAACCTTTTCACCGGATTTGACCGAATTTGTATTGGATTTCCCAATATACCCCATATTCCATGTAGAGGGCCTTATTCGTTTAAAATTCTCGTTGGCTTCTCCGGGTATTATTTTAGTTTTCCATGTGTTTGGTCTCAACCTATCTGCCATAACCCATTACTCCTTTTTTTCGTCATTTTTTGTGATTGTTATCAATCAACATTTGATTTAATGACTTGTCACCAACAATAATTGTTGCCAAGTATCTACCATATTTACCTTTTTTATCTTTTAATGTCTGAAGCACACACTTGTTATCATTTTCTGCGAAAGCGTTCTCTACAAATTTTTTAGCTTCCATGCCTCTGGTTTTTTCAACCAAGTTTCTAGTTCTTATTTCAGGTGTATCTATACCTAACAACCTTACTCTAGTATTTATAAAAATATCAAATCCCAAATCAATTTTTAAATCTACTGTGTCACCATCCACAACATTGACTAGTTCTGCGTTGTAAGTAAACATATATAAGTATTTATATCCTCAGAAGGTTTTGGTTGAAAATTTTGTTTTATAGTTCTGAATGGGGCTATTGTTGTTTAGTAATGTCAAATCAAGTAAAAATTCGGAGTATCCTGACATATTTATGACATATTCTTCACTTTGTTCGTTTGAGGAATATACCTTATTTATTATCTGCTCACCCGAAAGAGTTTTCAGTGACACTCTTACTTGTTTCCCATTGAGGGAAGTCCCCTCCCATCCTATGCTAATCGCATTACCTAATTTCAATACAATTATACTTTGAAGTTCAATTGGAGCGTCATTGGGTATTTCTGGCTCTGGTGATGAAGGTATTCCATTTATTGATAATGTAAAATAGTCACCACAGGATATGAGTATGGTCTTCTTGCTAAGGAAAGAATTTTTTCTTGGTGACTCCACCTTTGATAAATCATCATTTCCAATTCCGAGCTGACCGTCTTGATTTCTTCCCCAACAATAAACGTCACCATTGGAGAGAATGGCAAAAGTATGATAAGCACCAGCAGAAATTTTTTCCACACCGTTTAGATTAACTTTTACTGGACTTTCTTGTATATTGTCATTTCCCAACCCCAATTGTCCATAATTATTCTGTCCCCAAACATACAGTTCACCATTTGAGTTTAGAGCTAGGCAATAGTGGTATCCAGATGTCACATTAACCCAATTATTTTTAATACCAATTTTAGTTGGGACTGGAGTAGCACTAAAAGATTTTTTACCAGTTCCCATCTGACCATAATTGTTTCTTCCCCAAGTGTAAATTTCCCCATTTTTGGTAAGTCCTATAGCGTGAAATTCTCCACCAGAAATCTTTACCCAATCTCTGTTGCCCTGAGTCAATGCTGGAATCCTAGAATTACTTTTATTTCCCAATCCCAATTGACCGTTGTTGTTCTGTCCCCAAGAATAAAGTTTAAAGTTGGAATCAATAGCGTAACTTTGATTTCCCGAAGCAAAAACATACTGCCAATCATTTTTATTTGATATTCTTTGTGGAACACTGTTGTTTCTTATTGAGTTGTCGCCCAACTGCCCGTATAGATTTCTACCCCATGCGTAAACTTCACCATCTTCTGTAAGAGCAACAGTGTGTGAAGTTCCACAGGAAACCATTTTCCATCTCTTATTTGGGAAAGTAATCATGGTCGGAACAGTTCTTTGCCTTCCATCCCCAGTTCCCAACTCTCCATAAGAATTGTTCCCCCATGTATAAAGATTTCCATTCGTATCTATTGCTCCAACGTGTCCACTACCAGAACTAACCTGTGTCCATATACTTTCACTCAAAGTAATTGTTGGTGTGACCAATTGCTCTCTACTATCGTTTCCATATTGTCCTTTGGAATTTCTTCCCCAAGCCATCACATAACCACTATCTGTGTTTATTGGAATTGAAGGACCAGATGAAGCTAACCCTATCAAGGGGTCAATACTATCTTGACTTACAACCAGTAATTGTGTGGAATTCAATGTTCTGTTGTTTTCTATGATATTCACCAACCCAAAATCTATTTGAGGATTTTGTTCCTGAGTTGGTATCTGTTCTTTTGGAAGTTGAACCACTACATATTTCATTTCTCCAACAACTATCGTCCCAACGCGAACAGACGATGTGTTGTTTGGCGCAATGATGATATCTACCTGCGAATCACCCTTTCTTGTGGTTGTATTATAGTTTTCTATTATTATCCAAGGAGTAGCAGTGTTTATTGCCCAAACACATTCAGGTTTGGTTGTTTCAACCGAAAAGGAATCTGAACCACCATTGCTTTGAACGACACTGAACGATTTGGAAATTTCTTTTATGTGGCAGGGAGATTCTGGAACAATGATGGTTTTTTCTTTTGGTGGTTGAATGACAACATGAGTTTGATTTGATGTGCTGATTTTCCCAATACGAACATTGTCTGTTTCATTTTCGGATACGGTATAAGTGATGTTTGAAGAACCTTGTCTATTTCTAGAACCCGAAATGGATATCCAATTTGAATCAGTGATAATTTCCCACGAACAATCGGATTTGTTGAGGGACACGGTGTATGTTCCAGAACCTCCTGTCGTTGGAAACAATTTATACGATTCACTCAATGAAGTTGAATAACAAGGTATTTCTATTGATGGGGGTGGTGGCTGTTCTTGATTTTTAGCCTTTTGAACCACGGTGAAATTTTGTGAACCTACAGTTATGTTTCCAGTTCTGGTTTCACTGGTTTCATTTTCAGATATTGTGTATTGTATCGTTGAATCACCAGTTCTACTTGTTTCTCCACTAATAGTTATCCAAGGAACATTTTTACTTACATTCCAAATACAATCATTTCTGCTACTATTAACAGAGAATGTTCCCGATGATGCTAGATATTCAAATAATTTTGATGGGGAACTTATTGAAGCTGTATAACAAGGAATTTGTGTCGTTGGTGGTGGTGGAGTATCTCCACTACCATCTCCTCCCGACACAGCATTTTCTCCAATTTCGGATGACAAAGTAAAGTAGAACTGGTCAT